ATCTCTGATAATCAAATCTATGAAACCCATAAAGTTTACATTCTCCGAAATCTTTGTGTTTATAGGTTGTTCAATTGCTACCAACTCATCGTGTTTTAACGAAAAGAATTTGTTAAAGTTTTTGGGTTTTTGAAACCAATCTAATAAGACGTTTCCATCTTCTAAAAACTCTACCATTTCTTCTTTGGTGCATATTGTAGTATTTCCTATTTCACCTTCTGTTTCTTTAAGATATGCATCTCTCATTCTTTCTTTTAGATATTCCTTTAAGTCAATCATTTTGTCAGCTTGTGACTTTGATATTCTTAAACACTTCTCCAAATAATTTTGGAGTGTCTCATGCATTGCAGTTCCAAAGATTGAATGGATGTTAGAAGAATTTTCTCCCAACTTATCTATGTATGCTAACTTGTACTGATGTGGGCAACTATGCCACATACTATATTGTGAAAATGATACTCTTGCCATATTATATCTAATATACCCAATTTATTTGAATTTACCAAATAATTCTTCTATAATTGGTTGTAGATGTTGTTCTGCCCAAAGTTTTGAACCTAATTCATTTGGATGGTTATCATTTCCTTTATGATATTCATTATTTGAATTTATAAACTCATTTAAAGTATATCCTTTATAATAATTTGGATTTTCTTTTATTGTATTTATTATTTTTTTATGAATAAATGGATGGTGTGTATTATGAAAAAAATCAATATCATCGGATATTTCATCCGAAACCGCTAGTTCATATCTAGGGTTACCATGTGAATCTTTTAAAAACCATTGTCCATTATTTTCGTTTAAAATTGGTATATGATTATTTATACCATCGAATATTAAAAATTTATAATCATTTGCTTTACAAAAATTTGTAAAATTTATAATATTGTGATATGTTTTTATTAAAGAAAATGTTACATTTGTATACAATTGTGCTATATTGTATCTATTGTTATATATCCACTTATTTAGTGGAAATTCTAAATCCCATCCTTCAAATCCCTCTGCAGTAATTTTACGACTACCCCGTCTATCTAAAAATTGTAAAGGAGTTAGGTGCCAATATATTGAACCATTACTTTTTTCATCAAAAGAATCCCAACAAATTAAAAATCGTAAACATTCTGATAATTGAATTACAAATAAACTATCTTTAGCGATTTCAGGATTCAATGTTGCGTAACTTATTACATTTTGAGTTATTACTTCATTTCCAACACCACCTTTAGCTATATTAATTAATTCCAAATTATTATTTTCCGCTAAATATTTTGCCCAAGATGCATTCGGCCCTACTTTATGTCCTTCGGTGAATGAACAACCGGATGTTATTAAATACTTTTTATCAATCATAAATATTTTTTTAGGTATTCCAATTCGTTTGGTATATTTGTTTTATTAAAATCATTTCCAAAATTAATATATGTTTTAAACATATCTTTTGTGTTTTCTGGATGTCCTTCATTTGTTTTTAAATATATTACAAAATTTTTAATTTCGGTTTTTAAATCATTATAATTAAATGTTTTATCAAGTCTTGTATATAAATCTATAATAGCTTGTTTTTCTTCAAAATTAGAAACATTTAACCAATATGGATATTCTGCAAATCCAAATCGAATTTGAGAATCGGAATCCACATATCCCATATGATACATTTCTTTTCTAAAATTTGGAAAATCAAAACAATTTAAAATAGAACAAGTGTATTGAAAAAGATGTTTAATATTACTATATTTTTTCTTTGCTTCATTTAATAAATTCATATTATTTATGAAATTATTTGTATTAAATCCAGTTCTTACAAATTCTCCAATATTTCCTATACCATCACATGAAATTCCAAAATTTATACTTTTAAATTGAGAAAAAAATTCAAATATGTCTCTGTTATTAAATTTAACTAAACTAAAATTTGTATTTAAATGTATTTCTATTTTTTCTTTATTTTCCAAATTTGAAAGAAACTCATACATTTCTTTCATATAAAGTGGTTCACCACCCGCAAAGTATATATGTTCTATATTTTTTAAATATCGTTTATCTATATCAAAATTTGTTATGTTTATTTCCGTTTTGTTGGAATCTATTGCAATACCCAAAAATTGTTTAAATGCATTTTGTTCTTCAATCCAAGTTGATGAATATTCCGATGTGCAACTTCTACATTTAAAATTACATATGTTTGAAGGTCTTAAATCTAATCTAACAAAATCAGGATAATTATATCCATCTTTTCTTGTTTTATTTTTATATTTCTGAATTAAATGTGAGTAATCATTGTTCCATTTAACTCTATAACTTTCCGCACCTTCATCATCCATTTTATAACAAACATCACAAAATTTTGGTTTATCACCATTTAACATATCCAATCTAATTTGTTTATATTCATCCGAATTAAAAGCATCGGATATTGAATCATTTTCTAAATTAGTATTTTCTAAAAAAGTTTGTGAATAACAACAAACTTTTAATTTTTTATTAGGATATGCATTGATGTGTAAAAATGGTAATATACAAAATGTATTAGACATTTATATTTTTAGTTTCAATTTAGTTATTTGCTTTTTATCTATACCATATTTTTCACAAACATATTTCATATATTCTCTACCTTCTCTACTTGCATAAAGAACTTCCAAATATTCAATTGCTTGGTTTTCTGAACAATCGTATTCTTTCTTTAAAAGGTCTACTATAAATTGTTCGTATTTATCTTCGGATTTTCCTTTAATATATTTCAAAAAGTATTTACCTTTTGGAATAACACTAATATACAAACTATACATTTCTTTTGGTTGTAAAGTTTGTGTTAAGGGTAATATAGACGCAATCAATTCTACCCATTCAGGCTTCATTGATAAAAATCTATTAATCATAAAATTACTCCAAGTTTTCAAATCTTCTTCTGAAAGTTTGTCAAAATACTTTGGGTCTTGTATGGTAGTTATTGCATTAATATGGTCAAATAACTTTTGTGCCATTATTCTATGATTTTGGTTTCTTGTAATTCTTGTGGAAGTAATTCATTTAAAGGTTTACCACATGTTGCACATACATACAACTCAATAGGCATAACCGAATCTTTTGGTGCACCTGTTAATAATCTACTAATTTTTTTGAATCTGTAACCTGGTAAGAAAATCTTTCCACCACATTCACAATCCATATCTCTCGCGTCATTTAAATTGAAATTCGGCGGTAATTGACTCATTTGCTCTTGCATAATTTTTATTTTATAATGTTTAATATTTGTATAATTGTAGACATAAATACAATTTCTTTATCTACTACTAATGCATCCTTTGAAAGACCATCTGCAATTGTTAAAATTACATTTGCTACATTTCCGGTTGCGTATTCGTCTACTTTGTCGTATAACATTGTATACATTTCCGAATAGTCGTTTAATTTGTTGTCTGCTACTGCCTGTCTAATTTTCATAAACATATTTCTCTTGTCATCGGATTCCTTTAACAATTCAATAAGTTTAGTTGCAAAGTTTGCTTCAACCATTACTCTATGGTCTACTTTCAATTCACCTTTTGCAGATTGTAATTGACAAGTATTAAGTATCCTTCTAATATCTGGGTAATATGAATTAATCACATCAGCCATATTCTTTGGTTCATACTTAATCTTTTCTGCATCTAATATCTTTGCTACCTGAACTGCTACATCCTTTTTAGTCGGAGGTGTGATTGCGAAAGATTGACATCTACTTTGGATAGGGTCAATAATTTTCTCAATATAGTTACAGGTTAAGATAAATCTACAATGCTTACTGAATGTTTCCATTAAGTTTCTCAAAATCGCTTGTGCTCCTGGTGTCATATAATCAAACTCATCTAAGATGATTACTTTGAAACCTGCAAATCCAACTGATGATGCGAAGTTCTTAACCTTTGTTCTAACAGTATCCACATTGTTTTCATCCGATGCGTTGATAATCATAAAGTCACATTTGATTTTATTTACGATTAGTTTAGCAAGTGTGGTCTTACCCGTACCCGCTTTTCCATACAACAATAAATGTGGTATGTCATTTGCATCTAAATATTGCTGAATTGTTTCTTTGATGGTTTCATTACCAACATAGTCAGCAAGAGTTTGTGGACGGTATTTCTCCACCCACAAGCTATGTTCTTTTTTATTGTTTTCGTTTGCGAAAAAACTCATATTATTTTCCAGTTGAACCGAATCCGCCTTCGCCTCTTTCGGTGTTTGTTAATTCATCTACTTCTTTAAATTCGATAGGGGGGTGTGGGATAATTATAATTTGCATAATCCTATCACCAACACCATATACAAAACTACCACTTTGAGATGATAATGACCTTTGATTAAATGTTGCCTGTATTTCACCTCTATATCCACTATCAATTACACCTACCGAATTACTCAATGATAAATCGGTTTTACGAATGGATGAACGAGGGAATACTAATCCTACAAATCCTTCGGGTATTTCCATTGCCAATCCTGTTCCGTATGTGATTTGTGTACCATCAAACTTCATTGATGTTGCAACTAAATCTATACCGGCATCACCATCTTTTGCATAGGTTGGTATTACTGCTTCTGGACTAAGCTTCTTTATTTTGATTTGCATTTTGTTCTGCTCTTTGTTGTTTTGTTTCTTCACTAATTTCTCTTGGGAATACTCTAAAAGTCATTCCGTTTTGTTGAAAATTCAATCCTTCACCTTCTGTTGGTTGTAATTGTAAAATCAAAGGAGCTGGTTCTTCGCCTTCATTTGACCATGCAAATACAATTGGTTCATTGTTAAAAAATTGAAAACACCATTCAGCATCTTGAATTGGTTGTGCTTCAGGTACATTAATTTCTGTTGTATCAATACTACCCGCTTCTTGTTGTTGTAATTCCTCTTGTGGGGATAATTCATAACCAACTTCTGTTGGGAATAATTCTAATTGTTCTTTCATTTTATTAATTTGAGATTTCTACTAAATAATACTTACAAATAAAGTCATCGATTTGGAATTGAACATTTGCTAAACCATCGGTTGATACTTTTAATTTTGCAGATGTTGCTTCTTTATTTGCAGTAAGAATTTCTTTTAAATATTTTGCTGAGAATGAGATTGGTTTAACAATATCATCAAATGATTTTGTTGCGGTAAATGTTACTCTATTTGTCGAAATTGAAGAATAACCAATTGCCATCTTTAAATCACCACCTTCGGTAAATACTGTAAACGTATCTACATCACTCAATGCACCTTTTGCTTTGATAAATTTGTCAATCATAGTTGATGCCATTTCGATATCAATATTGAAATCAGGTAATTGCTTCAAATCTGGTACAGGTGGAATAACTCCTAAGTCTGCTAATTGATAAGATGTTTCAGTTTCGTCAGACGATAACTTTAATGATACCGATTTATCACCTGCTTTGTCAACTTTCAATGTTAAGTCGTTGTCTAATACACCAATCATATTTTTTAATAATGATGTTGTGTAAATACCAACATTCATTGGTGTTGATGTGTAAGCGTTAAACTCTACCTCACCTAATAATGTTTTGTCATCTGAAATAAATCTAACTGATAATTTCGTTCCTTCTGCGTTCCACGCTACTGATTCAATAAGT